CAACACCACTGGCGCAGGCAACACCACTGTTGGTTATCAAGCCGGTAATGCAAACCAAACAAATTCATACTTTGTAGCGATTGGCTATCAAGCAGGGTTAAACAACAAGGCTAGTGATAGTTTGTTTGTTGGCGCATTTGCTGGACAAGCAAACACAACCGGCACATTTAATCATGCAGTAGGATACGCTGCCCTCTACAACAATACCACTGGCCCAAGCAATACCGCTGTTGGTTATCAAGCAGCTTCCGGCAACACTACAGGTGGTTATAACGTCGCTCTTGGTTTTCAAGCGGCTTCCACCAACAGTACAGGTAATTCAAATGTTGCCGTTGGTTACGCTGCCTTACGGTATAACACGGCGTCTGCGAATGTCGCTGTTGGACGTACAGCATTAGGCAGTAACAACACTGGCGTCAATAACGTCGCTTTTGGTACAGAGGATAGTAATACCGGATACGCAGCGCTTCATTCAAACACCACCGGTTCTTATAACGTAGCTATCGGGAACGCTTCACTTCGTGCCAACAGCACCGGCAATTACAACGTCGCAGTTGGCCATGAGGCACTTCGAGTCACCACCTCCTCCAACAACACCGCTGTCGGTCATCAAGCGCTTATCGACAACACCACTGGCGCAAACAACACCGCTGTTGGTTATCAGACTCTCGCCGCCAACACCACCGCCTCTAACAACACAGCAGTTGGTTATGCGACGTTGGATGCAAATACGACGGGGTTGGATAACGCTGCTGTTGGTTTTAACGCTCTCGGCGCTAACACAACGGGTAACTACAACGCTGCTTTTGGGGCACGTTCCGTACAAAACAATACGACTGGAGAATACAACACCGGTATTGGTCGATCAGCGATGTCTAGCAACACCACTGGTAGTGGCAACACTGCTCTTGGATATGATGCGCTTCAAGCTAATAGCACCGCAAACAACAACACAGCAATCGGCTTTCAAGCCCTCTTCGCCAACACCACCGGCGCAAATAACACGGCTGTTGGGTATGGCGCTTTGGATTCAAACACTACCGGAGCTTGGAATGCTGTATTGGGTAGTCAAGCACTTCAAGCAAATACCACTGGAGTTTGCAACACAGCAATTGGAGGATACGCGCTCTACAACTGCACTACGGGAAGCAGCAATATTCAAGTCGGCGGTTTGGAAGGCGCAGGCATTAACTACAACCCTGTGTTCAACGTCACGACCGAAAATAACCGGTTGGTGATGGGGCATACGGCGATCACCAACGCCTACGTTCAAGTTGCATGGACAGTTGTTTCAGACGCAAGAGACAAAACAAATATCCAACCCGTACCGCATGGTCTTGGGTTTATCAATCAACTTAACCCCGTGTCGTTTCAATTCAAAACATCAAGAGAAGATGAAACGCCAAACGGAAACAAACGGTACGGTTTTTTAGCGCAAGACATTCTTGCTCTTGAAGGCGATGATCCGGTCATTATTGACACAGAAGTCCCTGAAAAGCTGAAATACCAAGGCGAGTCCTTAGTCCCTGTGCTAGTCAAAGCAGTCCAAGAACTTACTGCAAGGCTTGAAGCAGCCGAAGCTGAAATCGCAACCCTCAAAGGAGCTTAATGATGTCTGAAGTTATTGAAATCCCCGCAAAAGAAGAGCTTGACCGCCATTTCTCAGCGATGGGCGATTCGGTGGATCTCATCAACGGCTATGTGGCAGGCAGCTACCAAGGCCGCACCATCACCAAGAACGACGACGCGAAGGGCACTGTTTCCCGCAACGTCGAACACCTCAAGATCATGCGCGATAAGCCTTGGTGGACGGGCTACGAACTCGCTGCTGTCAATGCTGCTATTACTGCTGGATCGGCTTACTAATCGAGGATTTTATGAAACTGAATATTCCCATCGAACTCGCAAACGCAATCATCGGCTACCTGGGCACTCGCCCGTATCAAGAGGTCTACACCCTGATTGACGGCATGAAAGAGGCTGCAAAGCCCCCGATGACCCCCTTGCAGGAGGTTCCTCCGGCAGAAGAGCAAGCCGCGTGACCGATCATGAGCGACGATCTGGACAAGCGTTTGTCGGTACATGAGGCGATTTGCGAGCAGCGATACAAAAATATCGAGGAGTCACTCGATAATGGTAAGGCTCGAATGAAGCATATTGAGTGGTTGCTCTATGCCACCATTCTTGCCGTGCTGTTTGGACCCGGTGTCGCTGCCACCTTCGTAAAACGCTTACTAGGTATCTGATGGACGACAAAGCCCACGAGTTGGCGGTTATTAAAACTCAGGCCAGAATCAGGCTTGAGGAGTTAAAGGCCCAGGATACGGCCAAAGAGGTTGCTGGCAAGGCGATTGGCGAAGATGGGCTGCTTTACATCTTCCTGATCGTGCTCGTGGGTGTTGGCGCGTCCCTCTTTTTAGAAGGCGAGAAGATTGCTGCTGTAATGGGCTTGCTCGGCGCTTCACTTACTGCACTTATCCAGATGCTGAACGGCATCGCCGGGACCGCGCCCAAACAAGAGAAGCCCGAGTTTGAAGTCATCAAGGACTTGATCACCCGTCTTGATAAGCTCGACCGTGCCGAGCCCCCCATGCAAGTGGACGTTGAAGGCAGCAAGGTAACGGTTAAGAAGGGTTCCGACATCGTGACGGCCAGGGGGTAATCATGTTTGAGCTACTCGGCGGCGGTCTTCTTGGCTCAATCTTCGGTGGCTTGTTTCGCTTGGCCCCTGAAGTGCTGAAGTTCCTGGACAAGAAGAACGAGCGCCAGCATGAACTCAGCATGTTTCAACTCCAGACCGACCTTGAGAAGCTGCGCGGAGAATTCCGCATGGAGGAGAAATATGTCGACTACTCCATCCAACAGATGGACACCATCAAAGAGGCGTTCAAGGAGCAGGCTCAGACCGCAAAGGAGGCAGGTTGGTTTGCTTCTTTTGTCACTGCTATCACCCGTCCTGGCCTCACTTGGATTGCTTTTGGGGTTTATGTTGTTGTTAAAGCTGCTGGCCTGACAATCGCCTTCCAGACCAACGCGAACTGGGCTGAAGTTCTAACTAAGTCCTATGACGAAGATGATTTCGCCATGCTTAACATGATGCTCACTTTTTGGTTCGTTGGCCGCAGCATTGAGAAGTACAACAAGTCATGAACGAGGCTAAGAAGCTTTGCAAAGATGTTCTCATCAAGCCGTTTGAGGGGTTAGCAAAGCGTCTGCCTGATGGGCGCGTGACAGCTTATCCTGACCCAGGAACCCGTGGGCATCCATGGACTATTGGTTGGGGTGCAACAGGTCCTGACATCAACCCCGGTACCATCTGGACGATGGGGCAGTGCGAAGATGCGCTGGATCATCATGTGGAGTATTTTGTCCGAGGTCTGGTAAAGCTATCCCCCAAAATACAAACTGCTTTACCAAGACGCATTGCTGCCGTGACGAGTTGGGTGTATAATTGTGGTCTAGGGAACTATCGGGTTTCCACGTTCAAAAAGCGCATTGATGCGGGGGATTGGAATGGTGCAGCAGACCAATGTATGCTCTGGAATAAAGCTGCCGGTCGCGTTCTCCCTGGACTTACTCGCCGCCGCGCAGCCGAAGCCGCACTCATGAGGTAAAACCATGGCAGTAACGATGACTTATACGAGCCTCGCTGCGGACGTCCAATCCTACTTGGAACGTACGGATACGGCCACTATTGATAAGATTCCGACGTTCATAATGTTAGCTGAGCAGATCCTGGCGGCAGAGATAAAATTTCTCGGGAACCTCACGGTCGATACGTCCACACTCACCGCAAGTGACCCGGTGGTAGCTAAACCCGCGAGGTGGCGCAAAACGGTATCCATCAATGTAACTGTAGCGGGTGAACGTCGACCGGTGCTTGAACGTCGCTACGAATATATACGGAACTATTGGCCCGACCCCACCGAGACCGACGTCCCGCTCTACTACGCGGACTACGATTACACGCACTGGTTTCTTGGACCCACCCCGGCTGCAGCCTACGCTTTCGAAGTGCTTTACTACGAGCGTCCGGTACCGCTGGATTCCACGAATCAAACCAATTGGTTTACCGAATACGCGCCCCAAGCTATGCTCTACGGGTCGCTCCTGCAAGCTATGCCGTTCCTGAAGAACGACCCCCGGATTCCGACTTGGCAGTCGATGTACGATAAATACGTCGCCGAACTCAAGACCGAAGACAAGCTCCGCATCGCCGATCGTCAAGCCGTAGCCGTGGATACATGATATGCC